ACTAACTCTTGCGGTGGATTAACATATGGTATTAAAAATGAATCTGGGTAATCTGTTATGGTGACATATAAGTTGATAGGATTTGGAGCTACTGTCCCACCATATTGATATCGTCCCCATATGGTTGCATCTAATGGAACACTAAATCTTTGTGCATCAAGCACCGTAATAGGAAGAACTTGATTGTTAAGAAACGGCATACCGACTACATCAGCAATAATCTCTAAATCACCAGTTTGTAGATTATGATTATTAGCAGTAGTGATAACAACCGGGTTGGTGTTGGACACCCCCGCGATTTTTATCGTAGCGCCAGATAATCCCGGTGTATAAAAATCAGCTTGCCAGATAGCAGATGCAACTTGATATGAATCACCCCCACCCACGATTATAACAAACTGATCACCTTCTTGTTGTACTGAAATTAGACGCTGTTGGACACCCGGTACATTCCCAACTAGCGTCTTTAGATACCGCGCCATCCCTGTACTAGCCGCAAGCCCAGCCGTGAAGCATCGTTCACGAAATACGCTGATAGGCTCACCAGATGTAGATGGAATACCAGAAACTGGATTTGTTACCGTAAGAATGATATTAGAAGGAACTGATGTTGCTAATTGAACAACTATATTTGCCTGAACTGGCCACGCACCTGAATCTGTTGCAAGTGCATACATTGGGAGCGAATTACCATCTTCACCAATGATACCACCATGCTGACATACGTATTGATATGTACCATCAGAAACCGTAAATCCCTGTGCTATGACATATCCGGGTGGCCCAGTAAACTGAACATAGACAGAAGTATTAGTGATCGGTTGTGTATCAACTCCATACAAAATACCAAGCTGATTAAGCAGAAATGCATTCGCACCAAACGGTGTTACAGAGTTCACTAGATCGACGAGGAAACTATCACTTTCTACAAGAGCATAAACATCGGTACTAGAGATATCTTCGATAAGAGAACCCGGTAGATTCGCTGTATAGTCTGGGTTTGTGCCAGCAACAAGCGAAATTAACTGCGACCGCAAGTCTGCCGGTGATACCGGTTGCAAGCCTTGAGAAGTCATAACTAATGGGAGTACAGCCATGATACCCTAAATAGGTTGAAAACGAGGATAGCCAGGTCGGGTCTGAACACCAATCCTAGAACCATAATTAGTAAGAACAGAGATATTATAAGAAGGAGCAGGTCTTCCGTCGTCATCTATAGCATCAGGCAATATGGTTAAGATTAATGATGCGAAGAAACCTGCAAACTGTTGTTGAGTACGAGCCATATAATAATTAGGGAATACTTGTGTTACAACAGATTGATGTGCAGGTATGCCGTAATTAGCGAAGAATGGAGATTCACCTAAATTTAATTTGAGTACTTGTGCAAGCGCGGTAAGATAAACAGAATCATTGAAGCCATTAACATCAGTATTAACTTGCCACCAAGTTTTCTTTCCTGTCAGCACGTCTTGCGTTCGGCCATATGTACGCATTATCCGATCCGTGCTAATGAGTTTTTACTTGGCCCTTTTTCAGTCATAATCCTAGCATACTGTCCCTTCTTACCGTCTCCACCAACATAAACCTTTTCACCAACAGGAACATTAAGTGTTATCTTTTTTCCTTTTGAATCTACAGTAATGTTATGATCTGTATCTTTTGATTGCACAGTAGCCAATGCATCTTTATCAAAACTAAAGTTCGTTTTATCGTTATCTTGTTGTTGCTGTTGTGATTGATCTTGCCCAGACTGACTACCCCCAGCATTGGCAGTATCCAACACTGTTGGTGTCAATAAACTCTGAACTGATACACCACGAGCCTTAGCCATTATCCTACGTTGCACGTTCATAGCAGCGGCACGTTGACCTTGTGCATGTTGAATATTACGTGGAATAACTGATTGTTGTTGTCCACTAGTTCCTTGTTGACCTTGTTGACCCTGTTTCTGTTGTTGAGCTTGCTTAACAAAAGCATTAACGATCCACCCAGCAGGACCAGCCATATGGGTCAACTGATCGACAATACGAGAAGGATTAGCTACTTGACTAAGACCATGGAATACCAAAGATGTTAAATTACTACGAGGATAAAAATTCGTATTACCACCAGCATCACCAGTTGCACCACCTTGGTAATAATCACCAGGAGCCGCATGGCCTTTATCACCAACTTGTGTAGGCTCACGTGAATATTGAGAATGACCCTTCGGTATTTTAACGATCGGTGGTGTAAATATTCCATTTGCAGTTTCAAACGCTACCTTGATAAAGTCCTTTGCCACTTCAACTACATGAACAGGCATCGCTTTCGTTTGTTGTTCACGATGATTATTACTCTGGTTTCGCTGCCACTGGTTAAGGCGCGCTTGAAAGTGATGTTTATGTGAATCATATTTACCCATTATGGATCAACCTCAAAGGCACCATTTCGATATACCAGTGTAGATGTTTTGAACACACCAGCCACCATATTTAATCGACGACTGAGAAATCCCATAATATTAACTGGACCAGGATCAGTAGACATTGGAACTGTAAACTTAATTGGATTGATGTGCATACCGCGATAGAGTCCATTGTAGGTAGTCGGGGTAAATCCTTCTAGTGTGTAATCAACGATTGTGCCAGGAGCAGTAGCCAGTGCATCAGGTGGTAATGGAATTGGCCAAGTAGTTGGATCTACCATCGTAACTTCTAACACGAGTTGAAATGGATTAAATACCACTGAAGCAAGTCGCCTAGCCGGTGGTGTTGTAATGAGTGGAACTGTTGTTATCCAAGCACCATTAGAATCATTAACATTAATATAGAACCGCTGTGCAGATACATTCCATGTAACAATTATCTTATAGTCATTTCCATCTAATGTAGCAGCAAATTCATATGGGTTTATATTAGAAGGAATAAATGGAACTACAGTCGTCATTACGACATCCCAGTAAATGGAAATCCTGATATAGGAGTAGCTGCTGGAAAATTCATAAATGTAGATGTTGGTGCTCCTAGAGATGGGAACGCATTTCCTCCAGATATAGCTCCCATAGTTTGTGGATTAGCTCCTGTTGCTATATTCCCAACAAGTGTACCAACTTGAGTACCAGTTACAGTTCCATCACTAAATACTTTGTTTGTCAATTTCTGCATCAATAAATTCTGAACACCCGCTAATTCAGCAAGTGCCACTAACGGTCTTTCAAAATCAAATCGCCACGCATTTTGCGGTATGGAGTTATTGCCGCGTGAATTATCTGTCAATGATGTTAAGATCATGTTTTGGTATACATAAGATGGAGTTACAACTGTGTACGTCCCACCTTGAACATTGTGAGCATCCAATGTTGCTTTCAAAGCTGTCATTACCGTGTTCTTAATTTCCCATGCATTCGGTTTTCGCATCGGTGTATCCATTATTACCGATACAGTTAGAGGTTCACGTATCGTGGCGTTTGCAGCAACATATTGATTTGCAAATGGATACTTTCCTATAGTCTGGGAAACCAGTGTTCCACCCGGCAACACATTGAATGCACCAAACGCATTATCTAAATCATCTATATCATATGGCAAAAGTAACGCTGATCCTGTCACATGAAATAAACTGAGTAATGGCAACGCACCACCAGGAATCTGACTGGCGGCACCACCAGTCATAATTATAGGGCAAACTTGATAAGATAATTGAACCGGGGTATTTGCTGTAGGCATTAGGATGACATCGCATTTGCTGATGTGTGTATATTCGCTCCAGCAATGTTATCTATCCGTAGCGAAGCCGTTCGTGAACTCTGCCAATTGTTTGAATCTAAAGCACCCCCACCTCTGCGACTTCCACCGCGTACATTAGTCTGATTTTGTGATAACATCGCCATCATGCTGTTACCACCACCAGGATTAGACTTTTGAGCCGCGCTAGCAAAACGGGAACTAGCATCAACACTACTCATTCCACCGCGTATATTCATATTATTTTGAGGGTTAAACGCATCGCCCCTATCACCCGGTGCATTCGTAATAACTCTATCCCAAGGCAAAGATTGGTTAAAGAATTTAGAACCACCGGTTCCCCAAGGCGCAGTAGGAGCCGTAGCAGGAGCAGTAGTTCCTGGTATCCCTGGCATTCCAGGAATTGCAGGCCCCCCAGGCATTCCAGGAAATCCAACTCCTGGTGAGCCGGGTGCTGATGGGACTAACGGTATCCCAGGCATAGGTTTACTAGGAAACATAGGAGCAGAAGGTCCTGGCATAGGAGGCACAGGCATCATAATATTAGGACCTAGTGGTGGAGATGGAACAGGCATCATAGTAGAAGGGCCGAGTGGTGCAGAAGGTGCTTGAGTAGTCCCCGATTCACCTTGACCACCACCTGTGATGGAAGTCACAGCCCTCCAAAACCAACTATGTAAGAGTGCACCTATTTGGGAAACTAAATCACCGACTTTAGTACCTAATTCAACAAACCATCCTTTTAAGGTTTCAAGCGGTTTGTCTAGTGCCTCGAGTGGCTTGTTGATGTGTTCTTCTAACCAAGCTTTATTTCTTTCTAAAAACTCATCTGCCCATTTATTCGCATCTTTATTTGTTGACAAATTAGTCAAGAACGTCATCTTTTCTGCTACCCAAG